GCTCGTATCGCAGAACGTTGTATCCGCGCTGGGATGAAAACCGTAGTGTGCGACTACTCTTCCTTCGAAACTTCATTCACCCAACAGGTACAGTACGCTTTGGAACAAGTTGTGTATCAGTACATGGTGCCTGACCCCCAATTCCACTCTTGGATGACGGCCATCACTGGTGTAAATTACATCCAGGGTAGGGGGTATAGCATGAAGTCTTCGTGCGCGCGAATGTCCGGTGAAATGAATATCAGTCTTGGCAACGGCATCTCTAATTTGATACTAATGCATTTTGCCGCCCAGGAAAATGACCTCAAAGACCTCCAGGGTTTCGTCGAAGGAGATGATGGACTGTTTTCCTACTCCGGAGCTGATTTAGATCCCGAGTTTTTTAAAAAGTTGGGATTCAGGCTCACATGTCTCAATGCTGATGCTGACACCGCATCTTTCTGTGGCATGATCTTTGATAAGGAAAGCAAGGTCATGGTGGTGGACCCCTTCTATGCCATAGCTGCGTCGGGTTTTTCAAACCACGCTGTTGGTGCGTCCTCTCGTACCATCAACACGTTGACAGCAGCAAAGGGCTTAAGCATGATGTTTCAGTATCCATCCTGTCCGTTGATGTTCGCTTGGGGACAGAGGTTTTACAGAACAGCACTTAAAAACTCCGGTGTCGATGATGACACTATGAGATCATCAATAGTCAAGTACTTCGTCGACACACGACGCTGTGACCAGTGGGAGAGAGAGAAGATCATTGCTGCGGCCAACTTCACGGATTACGACCTTGTACCATATTCAGCCCGTTTGCTTTTTGAGAGGTTGTATCATATCAGTCCAGAAGCGCAGCGAATGTTGGAGGAACAAATGGGGCAGGGTACTGGATGGTTCACTAGTGAGTTTCTGCTCAATCTGTTTTCGGACGAGCGGTGTGCCGGCTTAGATGGCACTGTTTTGCCCCGTCGATGGCTTGTTGAGTTTTGGCATCAGTGTGAGACTGGTTCGAAGACTCCCGTTGTCGAGTTGTGCGTCACCCTGTGGTGACCACTCTGAAATCTCCTTCTAATTCTGCTGAAGTAATGAAGGCCTTTGTTCCT